ACTTGGTGATAAAATATATTGGATCAGCAGAGCACTTAACGTACTCTTGTATTTGTTCTTCGGAAAAATTTATATTTACTCCGGCTGCCTTTAGATTAGAATTGCCAAGATATTTTTCCATGTTTTACTCTACAAATCCCAACACAACTCCATCCAATTTGATCATAAATGATCCACCAACAATAGAAACAGATTTGTTCTTTTCTTGTGGTGTAAAATTCAATATATTTCTATAGCCATCTATCACCTTATTTAATTTTTCTTCATTGTCACATGCCGGACACCCCATCGGATCGTAGAATCTTTTTGCCTGAGTGTACCAATTAAACAAAGAACTTGGTCTACGACAAATTCCGGTATCTGTGTCTTCTCCCAAATACAAATGGCAAACTAGTTCCTTTGGTGTTTCAAAAACTATAGGATCCACTTGAAACCTTTTTTCAACAGATAATACCCAAATAATCCACCAAGATATACGACAGGAAACCACACCAGACAACCGAACCACCAGCAAAGCGGAATTGCGATCCACACCCCAAAACAAAATGGGCACGAAAACAGTCGGATCAAAAATGTATTATTGTATTCCAATAGAAATTCTGTATATGTCAACTCCAACACATGGCGGATATTGTACTCCAATGAACCAAACATTGTTATTGGTTTAGAAATCCAAAAAAGAAACCGATTACAAATAATATATTCGTAAACAGCATTTGTCCTATACAACAACCATAATAAAAAAACAACCCACAATATGGACAGACTCACATTCTCAATCATGACAATAACTCCTATTATTCGGCATCAACTATTTCCGTCTCATCGAAGGCCTTCTGCGTCGATCTCGAACTATTTATAAGGTTCTGCAATTCTTTGGTAGAACCAATATACAAAGAATTGTTAGTAGTGGTGTTGTTTGTGACATCAGATTCTATCTTACGGATATATTTCATTCGTGCGTGTAATTCTATTAGGTCTTTATTTGAATCAGATAGAGTTTTTATCATCAATGCAACTACTTCGTATGCTCTTGGGGAGTCTCCTTCTTGTGCAACCGCCAACACTCCGTCTAATGCATTTTTTCCTGCTTCTACTAATGAACGAAGATTTGATCTTACAGACGCGTAATCGTGATGTAAATCAGTTGCAAGTAATTCCTCTGTCAATGGTAGTTTTTGGATTGCGGTTGGTTCATAGAGAACAATATCTGGTGGAGATTTTGGTCCACTTGCTGTTTCACCACCTAATGTGATTTCAATTTGCGAAAAATCTGGATTCATAATTTACCATCCTGTAGTAATTCCTGTTGCCAATGTACTGCCTTGTGCCAAACCACCAGCAAACTCCTGAAGTCTGACTGTTGACGAATAATTGTATTGATCAGAACTTACCCCTTGTGGACCGGTTATACCAATCGTAATTATAGAAGCACTACCAGTAACACCAGAACCAACCGGATTATAATCATCAAAATAATCAAGATCAAGAATAGACGAGATAACCTTTCTAATCTCTTCGTAAGATTTTACTGCACCGAAAACATACGACTTCATTGTAAAATTGAGAGTGTAAATGACGGAACGCCTAGTATCCATTTCACCATCATAATCTTCTTGTGTTGTGACTGCTGTTAAATATATCGGGACATCGATTTTTCTATTCTCTGCATCAAAATTAATCGACACAATAAATTCCGGTGCAAAGTACGGCAGAATTTGCTCCAAAATTTTAAGTCCATCTTCTATATTTCTGCTGTAAATATACAGACCAAAATCTATGTTGTACGGCACTTCTGCAAACGAAGTGTTGAGTCCTGCCGTTGCAGTGTTTCTACTTATTTTTCTTTGGAGACTATTTCGTTTTCGGGTTGGATCATACACCATACTTGTGATGTCAAAAGCCATTCGGGGAAGCGTGACTTGCACATGAGAATTATCGCTGTTTTGGATCCTCGTTATCCATTTTTCCTTAGGGGCGTAAGAAATAGGAACCAGAATATTCTTTGTGCCACCGGCCTCTACTCGTTCTATGTAAATTTGGTTGAACAAACTTCCGAAGGCTACTACCATTTTTCTTATGCTGCCGTTATAAAATTGTGTAAACATTAATATCCTTGTCCAACCCGGTTTCGATTTCCTCTATGTGACAAAGACATTTTTCTACAAGTTTCTTCTGATCGAACCCTTCCCGACAGTTTTCGTCTAGTTTCTTCTGAAAGAGATTTTCCATTTTTAGCCACAGACATTTTCTGTCGGGTTTCTGCTGAAAGAACTCTACCTGTGTTCGCATTAGATATTTTTTGCTTGGTAGATTCCAAGTGAACTCGCCCCTTTTGAGACTTTGACATTTTTTGTAGGGTTTCTGTCGAGTGAATATGTCCTACAGCGCGTGAATTTCCTTTCAGGGTTGCAGATATTTTTTGTTTGTGTTCGGCTGAAAGAGCTTTCCCTTTTTTAGCCGCAGACATTTTTTGCTTGGTAGATTCCAAGCATTTTCGTCCCCCTGAGCCCTCCCCCCCCGAGGTCATATTATAACCGTTCGGAATCATAGTATTCATCTCTGATATCCAGAATATTTCTCGCGCCGCGATTTCCTTGTTTGTCCCTCACCCAAATCTTCAAGCATTCGTAGTTCAAAAGCATCGATTCCGTGTGAATTCATAGAATGGTATAATCGACGATGCATGTGATTAGCGGCGTTTCGTTTATGAACTTCATATCTGAGAACATAGTCCACTGCCTTACCAACATAAGACTTTCCTGTATTTTTATTATAGATTTGGTAAATTTGCATCGCTAGTATGTAGGGGGTTTGCGTCTAGTACAAACCCGTGCTGAAGGGATCTTTTTCTGAAAAATCAAAAATGTCGTCCCTGTTTGTTTCAAGATCCAACTCCGCATTGTCACTAGCAGAATCTGCACCAGTACGAGTATCAGAATCCGCAATGCTCGAAATGACATATCGAGTGCCTGAAGTTTCTCCCTCCACGATACCACCAACCACAAATTCACCACCTCCAGCAACATTAACCGTAAGAATTTTGCCGACCAGAGACCACGCAGTACTCTTTCCGTCCGCAGTAGGATCAGCACTAGTGCCAGAGAACACTCGTTCCCCGACGGTATAATTTATGCCTACCCCCGCGGTTGCACCCAATGTGAGTACTTTCAGATAATTCGATACCTCTTTTGCAAGATCATCCACACTGCTGTCCCCTGTGTCCACCACTTCTTGATTGTAAGTGAATCGCTGGCAATTCAAATTGAACGTGTACTTAGCACCAAATGTATAGAACGGAACTTCATCTTCTACGAATTTTATTTCAAACAGGGCATCAGCAATAGGATAATAAACAAGATCACCCTCTCTTGGACGACCCAAGTTTCTGATATTTACATTGTGAGACATGACTTCCAGGAATCTTCGTCTACTCACTATGAAATTTCCTGCATCAGGAACTTCTAATCCAAACCGAGACATCATATCACCAGTAGAAGGTGGAGTAGGATCGAAACCGAGTCCCAACCCCTCGAAATACATCTCAATCCTGTTTACATCGGTGAATCTAGAAACTTCTTCTCCGAATAATTGATCCCGCGTAACAGTCTCTCTTGGAATGTATAAAAAATCAGAACCATGTATCTGGATGGTCTCTATGATAAGAGAATCCATGAGCTCTTGTTCGCTCTGGACATCTTTTTGGAAATAAGGATTGGTCGTCATTTATTCATCCCACAAAAAATTCAAGACCGCCGAAAAATCGTTTTTCTATCTCCTCTTCCAATTTTTCTATGTCTGCCTTTGCGTCCTCAAGAATTTTTGACCCATTGAATACGACACCACCCGGAAGCGGGATTCCTTCGTACTTGGAGAGATTGATACCCCATTGCTTTTTAATAATAGCAGTGGTGTACCTCTTCAGCCATTGATCAGAATATATCTCTGTTGCTTTTTCTGGATCCGTGACAGAATATGCTTCTATGAGTAGAAACTGTCCTGCATACAAGTCAGCCGAACCTGCATCGATGTGCAACTTGTTTGTGGTGCGGTTGAAACGTACTTGTTTTTCAGGATTTAGAATCATCTCCATTGTTTGAAGATACTGCATTGTAGAAGTGTAATTCTGAAGAACCGCACCACCTGATCGCAGGCCATAGAAATCGGTGAGTGCCATCTGATACCGAATATTGAAAATGTTGTTGGTTGCATTGTTGAATGCCGACTGAAACACCCTGTTGATTGTGATGATACTAGGATCGATAGGGTCTGTAAGGATGTACTTGTTATCTATGTCTTCTTGTGTTATTGGATACGAATAATACATTTTAGATCCACCGTCATGGTGGAAATTGGAAAAATATTGCAGGGCATCGTCGATCCTGTCCTCTACCTGTGAATCCTCTACATTGACAGTGACTACAGGCTGCCCAAGAGCACGAAGACAATAGTCTTTGAGTGTTTGTCGTGAATTGGGTCGTGCCATAGTGTCTCCTTATGAGTAGTTATAAGGTTCTCATGATGAATGCAAGAGCCCAGTATGGGGGGAGATTGGCGTTGGTGCCGGAGGCGCCTGCGGAACTTATTGTAATTCCTGTCTGTGCGGTAGACACTGACTGGGTTCCACTTTGCCACGCGTTGGCGGTGTCGCGCGTTCCTGCTTGTACATTATTATTTGGATAGTTTGGTAAAGTATGAGCATGACCAGGATCAGTAATAGTATGTGTATGTGAAACAACAATCGCATCTTTTGATCCACCACTCTGCGTTAACACACCAGTAATGTTTGTTTTTGCTCCGGCATTATCCACAGATGCACAAACAACAAACCTGTCTCTGAGATCTGGAGTGTTGTTGGAACCATTACAAAGAGCTTACTCTGTTGGGATGTTGGCGATAGTACCACTCCACATAATAATCCCACCAATTGGAATTGTGCCATACCCCACAAATTTTCCTGGTGAAAACACTTCAGCACCCACACTCGTAATGAACAGACCCTCGCCTGTTGCAATAGCATGACCACCTATAGGGAATTGGTACCCACTTCTGCCCCACCATCCTACAACCACACTCGCTGTTGTCTTTGTGGATGATGCTACATTGCCATCGGGTGTAAATACACCACCACCAACCGTAACAATTTCAAACTTAAACCCTTGTGTGGTTGTATTACCAGTTGCTATAGCGCGAACTCTCAAAGTAATACCACCACCAGCGGTGGTGGTTTTCCTTGCATCTACAACAAGTTTCACAGTTGATGCCGCGGAAATCGAGGGCAATCGAAGCCAATTACCATCACCAGCAGAGTATTGAAACGAGAAATCGTAAACTGACGATTCATACACAGCATTAGCATTAGTAATGTGTGTTATTTGAACCTGATTTGGTGTAAAGTCAGTAGCAGTATCACTTATCGTCCCAATCACCCACGAATCTCCAATTGCAATCGCTGCGACGGCATTAGGGACCACCACAACCGTTTGTATTTTTCTGGAAACACCATTCTGGGCAGTATTCATCGAAACACTACCAGCAACCCTTGCATTTCCAGTCACACCAAAAGTACCACCAACAAACAGATTCTCTGCAACACCCAACCCACCTTTGACAATAGCACTTCCTGTGACAGAAGAGGTGGAAGGGGTCGTCGCATTGAATCTTGCCACACCTGAATGATCTGTTGTAGAAGCAAAGGTTGCACCACCCGACACATCCAAAGTGGCAACAGACAAACCATTTACTATATTTACTGCTCCATTTGCAGCAATGGTCATTCGATTGGTGAGTGTTTGACCATCAGCATTAGGATCGATTAGAGTTCCAAACAGCAGACCACCCGCCAAATTTGTGCTTATTACACAACCAGTTATTCCTTTGGTCATGTAGTTATTAGCGGACGTAGTAGATCCTTGTGCATTAAAAGCAATATATGGCACGCCACTAGAGTATTGATGTCCAATAGTACAAGCATAACCCGCCGGGTCGTTATGCCCCCACTCCAGTACATCAGCCGCAGATGCTCCAATAAATCCCCGTGAACGAATATGAGCATTTGTTTGGTAGTATGAACCATTTGATGTAAGATTAAGACGAAGCGCACTCAGAGTTCCACCAATGATTGCGGATTTAGCAACCCCCAACCCACCGTCAATGGTGACACTGCCTGTGACAGTAGAGGTAGAATCTGTGGTGGATTTGACTCTAGCAACACCAGATACATCCAATGTATCAGCAGTGAGACCACCAGTGAACCTACCAGTTCCTGTGACATCTAAATTGAAAGCAGGAGAAGTACCAGCACCAATACCAACATTTCCCACAGCATCAAAAATCATTCGTGATGTGGGAGATGATCCTGTTTTTATTAAAAGATTATCAGTTCCGGATACTGGTTGGATTATGTTGACTTTAAGTGTGCTCATTTTTCCCTTCTATATTATAGAATAACTAATGTCCCACCGAATGTTGGGAATTGTGCCGTAGTTGAACCTATCGTCAATGACCCACCAAGCGTGAAACCTACTTCCCCAACACAATGAGCACCAATCCCTGCTGGTATAATAGTAGGAACATCTATCACAATCTCCCTGTTTATAAAAAATCCTTTAACTATTTCAACATCACCAAACACAGATAATTTACCCGTAGCAGTTGATACGACAGAATTAATTGGTATTGTTGTTGCAGTCGCACCGACGACAACATGAGAGTAGAATGAAGCTGTGGCACCGACTCGAATACCCGCACTGATACCAACACCACCAACTACAATCAATCCTCCAGTTGTTGGACTGGTTGTATCAGTTGTAGATTGAACTGCCAACGACGCACCAATTATCACATTTTTCGCAACACCCAACCCACCAACAACAATAGCCGATCCTGTGATGGAGGAGGTGGATGCTGTTGTTGCATTAAACTTTGCCTGACCAGTCACATTCAGAGTAGATGCAGCAGTGACACCACCAGAGAAATATGATGCTCCACCAACGGTCAGTCCACCGGCAATAGTGATGCCATTAAATTTAGCATTTGCAGTGATGTTATCGGTGGCAGCATTACCAAGAGTAATATCACCTTGAATCACCGCATCAGTTGTTAATGTTATAGTACCAGCAAATCGTGAAGTGGTTTGAACATCCAATGTGGAAGCAGTGAGACCACCAGTGAACCTACCAGATCCAACAACATCCAATCCAAAAGCTGGCAGAGTGGTGCCGATACCAAAGTTTCCACTGGGTAATTGTGTGTAACCTCTGGGCAAACATTGTTTCAGACTACCGGCACTCACACCAGAGAGTCCAAGGGCGGCATCAAAATATCCAGTCCATCCAGCACCCCAGCCGGTTGTGTTGGAGTGAGATGCAAGTACCGATTCCACATATATTTTAGGATACTGCCATGTGGTACTATCATTCCCAAGCACAATACATACCTTATTTTCGACATCATGGTATCCTAATCGAACACCAGAAAATGGTAACATTCCACGCAACTCCTGAGTTGGGTTGCTCCATGTATTAGAGTTTGTTGTTGGGTATCCAGATATTATTGCATCCCATCCACCTCTCGTCGCAGAGAGATCAAAACCCTTGATATGAATGCGTAAAAAGGTGTTCGGCCATCCCGCCTTTGGCAACACCAACACCAAAGAACCAGTGATAAAATTACTACCGGACGAAATATTAAGCACATCTCTATACAAATTAGGGGCGTTCCCACCCGACGACGCATTTGTAATACCAACCAAATATGGTGCCTTGATGTGAGTAGAACCAAACACATCCAACGCCACTCCAGATTCGGCAAGTGTATTGATAACACCAACAAACAAGCTGTTGGCAACACCCAATGATCCACCAATGAACACATCTTTCGCAACACCCAACCCACCTACAACAATAGCCGATCCTGTGGTTGAGGAGGTGGATGCTGTTGTTGTATTAAATCTTGCCTGACCAGTGACATTCAAAGTAGAAGCAGCAGTCACACCACCACTAAAGTATGCTATGCCGCCAACAGTAATGCCACCAGAAACTGTGATGCCATTAAATTTAGCATTTGCGGTGATGTCATCGGTGGCAGCATCACCAAGAGTAATATTACCAGCAATGATCGCATTCGCTGCTAATCTTATAGTACCAGCAAATCGTGACTCACCAATCACATCCAATGTCGAAGCAGTGAGACCTTTAGAGAAATATGAAGCCCCACCAACGGTCAGTCCATTGGCAATCGATGCCGCACCGTTCAGTGTAAATCCACCACTCGCACTAATGCCACCAATCACTCGTAGACCACTACCAGCAATAGTCGCACCACCACTTACATAGAGTGTGGATGCACACAGACCACCGCTTGCTACGAGAACACCAGAAAAAGTATGACCTGTTGTCACCGTAGGTAAGATAAGTGCTGTCCATACACCACTAGTAGAATATGTTGCACCAATGCTGGCACTATCGATGGCATCATAAACTTTTAGTTTGTTTAGCTTGTATACAACAGTATTTGTAGTATCGCGCCAATAATTGAACGTGTCACCCAATTCAACTTCAGGAAGGGAGTATGTATTTAGATCTGGTCCCGTGCTGCCTGGCATTTACTAGTCCTTTTTATTTTCCTGTAACTGTTTGATTTGTACTCGTAATATATCTATCTGTTGCTGTAACCACACAATAGTGGTTTGTAAAATCTTTTTTTCTTGGGCAGCATCTAACACCGTAGTATCTGCCAGAAGAACACCACCCCCTTTTGAATTTTTTATATATTGATTGTTCATATGGTTCTAAAAGAAGACATCCGCAAAGATCTTACTGATGGAAGTTGTGAATAAGTTTTATTTACACCTGTAAGAATGGTAGTAAACACCAATTTGATCTGATATGCCCGAATTGTTGCTGTAGTATTGAATTTCGCCCATTGCGTTGGTCTGAAATCATATTCACTGTTGGACAAATTACTACCAGCAGCAAACGGATATTGAGGACTTCCTAGACCCCCAACAGCACTCATTTGCACCCAGCTTCTATTGAACAACTCTGACTCTCCTTGTTCTGACCATCGAACATACGCCACAACTTGAGAATCAGGACGGCAACACACATCGGCGACTGCAAATATGCCATTTGCCGACAAATTTTGTGGTAGTGATACTGATTTAGAAACATAAGAAGTGCTTGTTGATGCAGTATTAGTAACAATCATTTTGGCACCAACCCCATAAAACAATCCAGTATCTACTATGGGGGAAATATATGGGGTAGAAATACTTCCACCCAAAGTGAACCGTATATTTATTGCACCCCCGTACACTGATTCTAAATATTGATTCTGATTATTTTGCACAGTCAATTCTGTTGATGTTGTGTCGATTTCTTGGAGTACAGAACACCCCTTTGGACTTATTTGTGGGGTGTAGACTTTCAAAACCTGACAATCCGTAGTATCTAAACCAGTGTATGTTGCTGAACCAGTTGCGGAACTAAACAGACAACGATCAACACTAAAGGCAATATCAGCAGATAAATTTTGAACAGCAGCACCAATGGATTGTGGCTGAAACAGAGTTCCGACTAATGGACTATTGTTTCTTCCTCCATTATCTAAATTAACACCGGAATCGCTGGCGCGAAGACTATAACCTCCGCTATTCGTGAGGATCGCGATTGCATACTCTCCCGGTTCCAAATAAACAGGACTACTGAATGTGAACCCACACCCAACTGGTGTAGTTGTCGAACCAACATATCCATTCGCGATTGCAGATGCATCTTTTGTTACTGTAGAAAACGGAAGAGAAACAGACGGGGAAGGATATCCATTAATTGTTGGTCGTATTTGAACAGTAACAGGGAGATTAGAATCAATCCCATCAAAATACAAAGTGACACTACTTGCAAAAATTCCTTCTGGGTGTTGTTTCTTGTCTACGAAGAATGTCTGACATATTGGATCAATCCACTGATTGTTTCCTATACTGTCTGTTACCGAATCATAAGAAACTTCTCTGTCAAAAGGACTTTTGGTGATTCCTTCGGAGGTAACAGTCTGTCTGCGATATTCTGGGTTGCGAGTAGAATACACTCCGTCAATTCTTTGTCTGACAGATGCACCACAATAAAAAGTCCCATCGGCTGCCTGAGTTGCATTCTGTGAAGAGGAGTTGTCTGTTAGACGAACTGCCTTTTCGCCACTCAAAAATGCCTCTGATGTGAAAGCAAAAGTAACACCGACCGTTCCGTTGGAATTTGCAGTCAGACCACTCTTCATAAGAACACCATCGACATATAGATTCAATCCACTAGACAATGGTCTCATGCCATATGCAGTAATACCAATTGTCGCAGATGGAATATATGGAACTACAGTCTTGTCTATGATCCGATTATCATATGTCTTCTCTTTTATTCGTCCTAACAACCTACTGGAACTAATTTGGTTGCCTATCTTTCGATTGAGTGGCACAACACTCCTAGAAACGCTGGTGTGTTCATTTCCAGAATTGACTGTTGGTATGGATGATGGAGAGTTTGTCCTTGGTGCTTCCAATAATCTCTTTAGTGTTTCATCCGATTGATCTGCCCGCATCGAAGTCCCAGACCACATATATTCCCAATCATTCCATTGAGTTCCGAAACCACGAGTATTGTTTGCGTTTGATGCAACCCAATTATCATTTTCCGAAAGATTATTGTTATACACTACAGGTCTTACGGACGAATCAAAATTTGTCTGATACTGATTTGTGAACACCATGAAACCCAACCAATTTACCGTTCCTGTGGGGTTGATTGGTATGGACTTGTTGTGACCATCAGCCGTAAGATGTCTGGTGGAAGAATATGCAAGAGTAAGTAACCCATCACTAGAGACAACAGTTTGTGTCAATGTTGGTGTTTTGCCAAGACCTATTGAAGTGGTCAATCCTTTGTGAAGGAACAATGCACGAATTTCACCATAATCATAATCCACAGAGCAAAGATGATCTACATCAGAAACATCAGCACCTGCATGACCATATAGATCATCTGCATATATCGAAGTTTTGACTGGTTCTGCACTGATAGACGAAACCCCTAATTCCACAGTAGAACCACCGGATGTTATGAACGAATCCACCAGTGGTTTTATCAGAGCATTACTCATTTCTGATTCTGATACAGATAATTTTGCATACACTTCAACAGAGTCTAGTCTGGACTCAACAGAATTAATATCGCTCATGGTGTATCTACGATTATCTGTTTTGTTGACAACCACATCCTGTGGTCTTTGAGTGAAGGCAGGAACAAGTAATGTAGCAATCGTCATTGAATTTTCAGTTTCTGGTGGTGATTGTGGAGACATCTCTGCAACACCAGAATCCACAAAGAAAGTTGTGGAAGAATCTATAGGATTATATCGCACACCAAGTCTGTCTATTCTTGGTAGAAAATTAGACCAAGTTGCAGTTGTTGGTAAAAGTGATTCATAGTCTCCATATGGTTTCGCAATGATAGTATCCGCAGTCGGACCACTGTGTCGGAAATCCAAACAATTTGCAAGAGAAACTGTCCTACCTGTGTTTGGATTTGTGAACAATGGTATTTGATCATAACTAATACCAATATACGAATGAGTTCCTATGAACGGAGCAAACCCGGCACCACCGTGCAAAAAGTATTTGTATGATGCAGTTATGGCGACAGAATTACCAGAAATATATGAACCAGACCCAGCAAATGATTTTTTAACAACCAACGCAGAATGGTCATAAAACCCTTCCCTTTGCCCATCATCCAACTCGAATGCAGATAGTGCGTCTGCACTATTGATGGTTATTGTAGAAACAGAATACACATCCCAATGTGACAGTGTTATCCCAACCCTTCCTCCTGGGAGAGTTTGGAAAGTCTTTGATTCATTTATCGACCCAGCGGTACTAGTTTTAATTTTAATGTCTGAACCGGAACTACTGTATGTGTTGGGTGTATAAGTGTAAGGGACGACCATTCGCATTGCGGTTGCGGGGGCAGTAAAACCAGCTGGAGCACCTGTGACTGACAATACGACGGAAGTACCAGATTTATAAACACTACGCACCGCTGCGTTTGCGGGATTAAAAACTAATCCGTTTTCATTTATCAAATGATACTTGCTTACTGTTGCTAATGCGGAAGTGCCCGGTGTGTCACTCAACCCATCAATTAAATTAATAGATGCAGTCGGTATGGTTGATTCTAAATCAGCAATTTCACAAGTATATGTTGTAACAGCGGACGCACCGGTGCCTGATGTTGAAACCGCCAAACCACTAATCGATGTTTTGCTGACGGCCTTTCCTCGAACACTAACGGCAGTCCATGCACTAACTCCCTGAGTTGGAAACACTTCGTACACCAAACATGTATCGGCCGAAGCACTTGCACCAACAACAGAAAAGGTAGTACCACTAATAGGATACACCAGTCCAAGAGTTGCTCCTGCAATAATTCCTCCTATCGTGCCTGTTGCATATATCACAGCAGTGCTCGCTCCGGCAATAACAGATCCGGAACAAACACCAAACAGGTACATATTAAATTTAGATCCGGTAATACCAGAAATTGACGGCAGTAGACCGTGCACCTTTGCCCTACCAATCACAGTAGAACTACTATTCCTGAACACTACATCAGAATTCCCACCATTCAGAATATGAAAATAACCGTATGCAGTAGTGCCGTGGTCACCCATATCCAAAGACACCCCAACTACATTACCAGTGTTGAAACCAAAAGTGCCGGTCTCTGTATTGGTCGTTCTGGCTTTTGGAATTGTTATTGTGGTAGGATATTTTGTTTCCAACTCTTCGCCGAATACGTACGCCTTGCCGGGTCCGATCACAATATCAAGATTTGATTCTGTAGATGCCTGTCGAACACTCACAGAAAATGGTTTTACGACATATGATCCAGATTCATCATATGTTCGTTGTGCCAGAACTTTTGCAATATCACCATAAACAATTCGATCTACCTTTTTGGTAACCTTGCCGTCTTCGAATCTCAACAGTTCAACAAAATCATCCGGCTTATCAGTAAGACCAGTCTGTGATAATTCCAAATCTATAATAAATCTATCAGCACCCGGTGCTCTGTAATTTGGAGACCCAAAAGAAGGATCCAAAAGTGTTATGTCTTCAACAGAAGTTCTGGTGTCTCTAGTAATACTAAAACCAACTCGTTTATCAATACCCGCAAAAGTAACACCACCAACAGTTCCAGACAGATTACGAGAAACACCATCGTCAACATGAGGAGTAAAGGATTGTGCTTCGTTGACCACAAACGCGGCATCGACATAAAATATTCCAGAACCAACTGTGACCAATTTACACACACCATTATAGGTTGCACCAGCCACAACCTCTGGAGCATACCCAGCATCACTGGCAGTAGTGATTCCCAGAGTAGTGCCACCTATTGGTATTTGAGAACCGTATCCCTTCACATAATCTACCACAACAAAAAGTTTGTCATCTGTTTTTGGAGGCATCACATGAGCAATAACACCGGCAGCAGTTGCTCCCCAATAAATAGTACCGCCTAGTAAATTATCCCAATCATTGGTAGCAAACGAAACAAATGGCGTTCCTGTTCCTGTTTTCAGTCCTAAAAAGTTCGTATTTCTGACACTTATGGGTGCGCCAACAATTCTCGAACCGTCCTTGAACAGATGATCACTAATATTTGAAATTTGATTTTGTAATATGGATTGTAATTGTGTCAGTTCACGAGCCTGAATTGCATATCCAGGTTTGAACATGACACGCAAAAACCTATTGGTTGGGTCATAATCGTCATAATACGGAGATATGTTAAAAATACTAGGATCGTATGCCATTTTTCCCCTTAAAATCCTATTCTGATTCTGAATTCTTCTGTTTGGTTAGGTAATCTAATAATTGGTTGCAGACTGTTTATGTATACGACTTCTCCGGAGTGTGGATCGATCTCTGGAGGTACAATACTAGAAACAATATATCCAGTATTGATGCCGGTCGAATTTAATCGAGAAGTGGTCGCACCAAGAACGCTACTGTTGAAAATACCAAAAGTTTCACTCACCCCAAGGGTCCCAATATCATCACTGGTCCTATCCCAACTATAGACGGTCCCTGATGCATAATTGGATTTGTAATCTGCACTAGTACCTTGTTGGATGAAATCCCCATGTTTCCATGTTGTGTTGGTGAATGCGTCTTGGCCAGCAGTCTTTCCCATATGCATATATGCTAGCCCAGAATAAGAAGGAGAAGCCGAGGCCGACCAATACGGAGCACTCTGATCAACCACACGGAATAATTCTGCTGTCAATCCACCATCTTTTGCGAGCGAACCTCCGTGATTGACCCATATCTTCTCACCATA